ATTTAGATGAGGCGAGTCAGAATGGAGTTCAGTCTACGGAGCCCGAAGGAGGTACTCACGATCCGGATGATTATACTCAAACTATTGATCCAGCAAATCCTGCTGATGCAAACAACCAAGAGCCCAATCAAGGAGATCCTAATTCAGGAGAGACTCCTTACTGGATGAAGCCATTTGATCAACTCAAAGAGCAGTATCCAGAATGGGAAGTTCCTGAAGGAATTACCGAGGAAAATTACCTGCAAGTTTACAACCAGGTAACACAACCTCAACAGCCGCAACTGCATCCTGAATTACAGAAGATGCAAGAAGCCCTGAATTCCGGAGTGGATTTCAATGACTTAGTTAAGAATTATAATGACAGCAATGTGAACTCTATGTCGGATAGAGATCTAATGGCTGCTAGTTATAAGGATAACTTTAAAGGTTGGGATGATGCGAAGATTGCATCAACACTTGACAAATTAGAACAGAATGGTATGCTTGAGATTGAAGCTACCAAGCTTAGAAACGCGATCTCTCAGCAAGAGAACAGTGTGGCAGAACAAATGACGCAACAACGTCAAGTAGAGTACCAAGAGCAGCTAAAGCAAATGAATGCCGAACGAACACAACAAATCAACGAATCATTGGACATTATTAACAAAGCAGAAGACATTTATGGTCTCCCTATCAGCCAAGCTGAAAAAACGGAGTTCAGTCAGTATTTCTCACAGTTAGTGACTCCAGACGCAAAAACAGGCGTTGCACCTATGATGGACATGTTGCAAAGCAACGAGACATTGGTTAAGGTAGCAATGATGATGTGGAAAGGTGATGATAAAGTTCGTGGAGCAATTACAGATGCTAAAGAATCCGGTAAACAAGCTATGTTGGGAAAACTTGATAAGAAGCCTCGAACTACGCCACGAGGAGGAAACGCTGGGGATCCACTGAAAGTTGACCTCGATGCTTTATCAGCTCCCGAAAGAATTGGGAACTAATTAAAATCGAGATAAATGAATTTGTTTAATTAATAAAAAAATTAGCGATGAAAATTATCGGTACTGGCACATACGATGCCAATAGAACAACGATGACGAACTCTCTAGCGGCAGCATTATTGACTCGCCCTGAGATTGCTACTAACGTAGTAAACCTGTTTGAAGACAACTTCTCAGCGTTCTCATCTTACCTCTCAAGGAGAGGAATGGTTAAAAAGGGATTGACTCCAAATATGGACACTAGCGATTTCCGTGTAATCGGAAACAGAAAGTTCATGTGGGCTCTTAAAGGATACCCGTTTAGAAAAGGAACTGTAATTGTTGATGCAACCGATGCTACTGGTGCAGCAACTACAACTCCTGGTATCAATTCTTCAATTTTCCTTTTGACTTTAGATACAAACTTCTTCTCTCCTAACGATACGTTAGAACTTGGAGACAGAAGAACTATCATTCAGATTATGGATGAGTATCCTATCGAAGTACAAACTGGACAATGGCAATACAAGTGTAAGCTTGTTGCAAATGTTCAAGGAGCTTTTTGTGATCCAGCATTGGTTGCAACGGGTGCTGAAGTAGGATTCAGTTACACAGCCTTCCCAGAGCTTTCTGAGACAGGATATGAAAAGAACACGTTCCCAGAGTGGCATACAAACTACTTGACTATCCAAAGAATGCAGTTCTCAATTTCAGGATCAGCACAAAACACAGTATTGTGGGTTGAGCACAACGGTCAGAAATTGTGGTTCAAGCAGCAAGAAATGGATATGTTACGTCGTTGGGCCTATGCTCGTGAGAATCAATTGATTTTTGGACGTGCTTCTATTGACTCTAACGAGAACGTATATCTTCGTGACTTGAAAGGTCGTGAGATCGTTCAAGGTGATGGTCTTGTTGCTCAAGGGGACGCTTCATTGAAGTTCCAGTATAATAACTTGAACGTGAAAACGATCGAGAACATTATGCAAAATCTTCAGTTGTTGACAAACAGCGATGGATTAACTGAGGTATTTGTAATGGGTGGTCAAGCATTCGTTTGGAATTTCCAACGATTGATGCGTGATGTATTCAAGTACAATCCTGAGCCATTGTTCGTTTCAAAGAGCGACCAGGAGAAAGGAGTTAAAGTTGCGTTTACAAGCTACGAAATGGCAGGTGTTAAACTTGTTGTTGCTTGGAACAAAGCAATGGATGCTGCTTGGAGACCTCAGCAGAAAGATATGTACGGAACGAACTTAGAGTCGCACCGTGGATTCTTTGTTTCTTTAGGAAACACTATCGGTGGAGATGCAAACGTTGATTTGGTTGCTTTAGGTAATGGATCTGATGATCGTCGTTACGTTAAGAAAGTGATCGATGGTATGGCTTCTCCTCAAGGAACAGGACGTAGAGAATTTGCGTCGAATTCAGTGGATGGATATCAAACTCAAATCTTGTCTGAGACAGGTCTTTGTTTGAAGAACCCATTCGGATTCGCAGAACTTTATAAGCCTAACGCTTAATAGGTTCAAGGTAAAAAGAAATAAGAAATAAGATATAAGATAAAAAGATATGGAACTTACATCAAATATTAAAAGACTGGTTGCGATTGACAAGAAATTTCATGAAGCACCAGTCTTCATTATCCCAAAGGAGGATTCTAGGACTAAGAAGGTTATTGATTATAAAGGGAGACTCTCGGAAGAGTTACAGGAAAACGTAACTGTTTCACTTGAGCCTACTCGAGATCGTGACGACAAAATCATTGATGAGGTGAGCATCAGGGTACAACATCTTCAAGTTTTTGACTTGTCGAACCCAAATGACGCTTTATTTTTCGAGGTTGTTAAAGATGATCAAATGATCGCACCATCGAAGGACGCAATCAATCCTATTAAACATCGATACTACATCGAGGACAAGGAGAAAGAAGCAGTGGTTACTATTAGCAAATCGAAATTGAAGAAGAAAGCATTTGATGTTATCGCTTCTCTATCGACAGAGCAACAAGAAAACTACGCGAAGATCCTTGGAAAGTATGTGAGAGGATTGTCAGGAACGCAAATAGAGTCAGCTCTATATGCTGTTGCAGATGATAAACCGCAAACTATTCTTGACGTGGACAACGATAAGGATCTCAAGTACAAAATCTTCCTTAGAAGATGTGTTGAGAAGACATTCATCCATATGGATAATGGTAAGTATATGAACGGGAAAGACCTGATCGGTATTAATGAGGACTATGCTATTCAATGGCTGAAGGATCCGCGTAATAATCCAATTGTTTCTCAATGGGGAACTGCACTGGAGAAGAACGTAGATGTTATGCCTAACATAGACCAACACATTGTACCACAAGGACCGACTCCTTCTGAAGAAGTTACTGAAGAAGTTACCGCGACTGAACCTGAGCACGAAGCTCATAATATAAATGATGACAATGAAAATGTAGACTAATGTTAGTTACCGCGACGGACATATTCGTTTATTTCCTTGACTGCTTAAATAAAGAGCAAACAGGAACCTGCACTCCTGCTGAGTTCAACAGACTGTTTAACAACTCTCAAGAAGAGTGGGTTAAGAATAAATACAGTGAGGTTGAATTAACGCAGAAGAGGATAGATGATCTCCGCATTCTTGAATGTAGAGATATCCTTCCTAACGTAGGTGTAAACGAACCTGGCGGAGAGATCTTCGAGCTTCCATACAATGAGAGCTCGTTTGTCACTACTCCAGGAAACCCAAACGGTGATAATCATGGCTACATGTTTCTTTTAAATTGTGCATTCAAGATTCAGTACATCAATGATGACTGTTGTAGAGAAGGGATATCTCCAGAGTTCATGGCTTCTAAGCCAATGAAAGCTGATAAGGAATATGCGATTGCCAAGGATCCTTACAATAAACCGACTAATGATCGACTTTATTATAAGATGCTAGGGAATACGATCCGAATTATAACGGGAACTGAATCTTTTGGTGTTCAAGCTGCTATTGATTACCTTAGATATCCAAGAGAGATTAATGTGCCTGTACCAGGAGCTTTGCAAGAAGTTAACTGCGAATTGCCATTACATGCTCGAGAAGAGATAATTGATATTGCAGTAAGAAAGAAATTGGGGATTTATGAATCTCCTCGTTATCAACAAAAAATGGGTGAGGACGCTCAATCAATTACTTAGTTTTAATTTTTAATACATAGAAAAATGTTAAGAAGACAAGCAGACAGAATTCTATTGAATACAATAGATCCTGCATTAATCACAAATATTACAGCCAATGTAGCTGTAACCATCGAAGGGTATGGAACCCTTACTGTTGCAAGCCAGATAGAATCACATAAAGGGTGTTCTGCGGCTGAAACTCCAAAAGAGGTAACAATTGATGTAGCTATTCCTACATCATGCGAATGTCCTTATGAGTGGTGTATGACTGTTGAATGTTTACCGAATTTGAAAACTTACGAAGTTCAAACGACGTTCCCATCACACAGAACTTACTGCTACGAGGATCCTGCTGGAGGAACTCCAACTGCCGGTGACACTGCTGCCGCAATTGCTGCTAGAATTAACGCTGATCCATTCTCGTGTGTAACTGCTGCCGTTGCTGGTACTGTTATCACTTTGACTGCGAAGCCAGGTGACCAAACATTCCAGTGCCAGGTGGAACTTACTGTGAATACCACTTCCGTTGGATGAAGGATGGAGCTGTTCAAGATGTTGATGGTGCAAGTCACTTCAACGACTACGAGCAAGAAGTTTACTTCTATGTTCTGAACACTGCTGCAAACTTTGCTGCGTTTGATGGACCTGTTGCTGGGTTAATTCCTATTGCAAACGGTGGTACTCTGTAAATGAGTATTGCTTGGACTATACTGATGATATGTCTATTCTGCCTCGGGTTGCGTGAAGTCACTGACGACATCGACGGAGGCAGGATAGGGTATCCTCTCAGACAATGGTTCTTGGATAATACACCAATCTGGGTTGCAAAACCAATAGTTGTTTGCTGTTCTTGTATGGCGAGCTTTTGGGGTACTGTAATCTACTGGTTGGTATTAATTCATTATGCCGATAGTCTTATAGAAGAACTTTGCAAATGGGAAACATATGGTCTATGGATCTTTTGCTGTGTATCAGCTTCATATATAAATACCGTTTTTTGGGTTCTGCGAAATAAGATGATTGGCTTGTAAATCAAGCACATGTCAAAGACTCTTGCAGAAATAGGATATAGTATCAGAAATCAAGTGAAGGGATTTTTCTCTTCCGATGATGAACGGATTGACATCCAACTTGTTTATGACAAGGTTTGGGATGTTAGGTCTATGCTCTTAAAAGAAGAGTACAGACGATTCAAACAACTTAATGATCAAGACTTTACATCTGAGTGTTGCCTGGAAATCCAGTGCGACGTTGTTTCATGTAAGGGCTATAATTCCGGAGAGAAAGTTTTCTTCGTTCAGATCCCTAAGGTTGAGTCTTCTCTTGGAGGAGATGCCGTTAAGTATTTCGGTACTATGAACAAAAAGACTCCTTTTAGAAAGCAAAGTTTTCAAGGACACTTATATTCAGGTCACGAGAAATACACCGGGAATGCCCCGTCTTTTACTTTTGTAGATGACAAGGCCATCCTGAAGAACCTTCCTACTAAAGGAATGAAGTTCATGTGTATGATTGCCGTATTCGAGAGTCCTGGAGACATATGCAATGAGGACGATCCATTCCCAATTGCAAGACACTTGGTACACAAACTTGAATTATTAGTCATACAACAATTAATGAGCACTCTTCAGATTGGGCCTGATGAGAAAAATGACGCTCGTGATGACAGTCCAGAACCACTTCAAAAACAAAGCAGAGTTGAGTAATGTCGATAGTAAAGCAAGAAGATAGATCCGGTGTTGTTACATTTCAGAATAGAGTGTACATGGGTGGTGTTTTATTTAAAATAAATCATCAGTATCCTTTTGACCGTGTTGTTTGGCTTGAAATCGGATGTGGATGTGGAGGAGTAGATAAGAAGCATGTTAAGCATTACAGCGTATGTGCCTCTGGAAATTCTTTTTTCATTGACGCTAAGTATTTAGTAGAAACCACAGTTCCAATTCCTGAAGACGCTCAGGACTTCGATATTGCGAGAAGAGATCAGCATAGAAATCCTGGTACAGACTTCTCTGATATAGTAAACAATCCAGATCCTGCCAAAATTTGGAATGTAGCTCAAGAACAGGCACGAGATAAATAGAAACAAGAATGAAGTATAAGACGTGGGAAGCTTATGGGAATCAATTCACATACAAGGTAAATTTACTAGATGATGTGTTAGATCTCACAAGATTCAAGAATCGTCCTTTTGTTGATTTTAAGGAGGTACTAAAAATGCCAAGAGAAAGGGAGGCTAAAAAGCTTGCAAAAGATGTGTTTACATTTTTTCTGAAAAGATTAGCCGAGGATCTCATTTATGAAAATGACATCTTTGTTTTGCCACTCCCAAGTTTTGGTTATATTAAAGTAGCGAATACAGCAAATCCAAGGAGGAAAGATTATTTCTACGATATTGAATCGGATGGAAAGATTTGGACACCAAGAATTAAGCTGGATCCTATGAATATTAGAAGGACAAAGAAACATTATAAGGTTAGGTTTAACCGGGACCTGCGAAACAAGATGCAGGATCTGATTGAGTCGGGCCACAAATACAGATAAGATGAGCAATTTTGACAATCCTTTGTACACAAGTAACTCTCAGACTGAGAATGACGGAAATGGAAACGGACCATGTGTGAACCTTCCAGGAGAAAATGGAATGTCAGGAAAATTTCAGGCTACTGGAATTGAGCAAATAGGATCTGGAAAATATGTTTCTGTAAGGAATGTTGCGGCTAGAATTGCCCGTAATGTTAAGGGTAAAGAATTTGACATCTATGATATAGCAGAATGGTGTGCTGAATGTGAGACTGATGAAATTGGAATGTATGAGGGGTTTGCGAAATTCCGAAGCGTTACTCTTCCAGTTAAACACAACAAAGCTTTCATGCCGTGTAATATCTATCGCCTATTAAGTGTTCACAAGAACAATTGTGCCATCCCGAAATATCACTGGGACGGTGCCTATCTTCGTTTTAATTTTGATGATCCGAGTACATTCAACTCTGAATATACTGTGGAAATCGATTACTTAGGAATCATGGTTGACGATGAAGGTCTTCCATTAATTCTTGATGGACACCAGGAGGCGTGCTATTGGTACATAATGACCAAACTTTATTTTGAGGACTATATGAACAAGCTTATTGATCAAGGTCGATACATGTTCCTTCAGGATAGATTTGGACATTATGTTACTCAAGCCAAAGGATCATTCAGATATGTCTCTCGAGATGACATGAATGAAGTTCAGAGAATTATGCACAACCTTGTTCCTAAAGTCAAAATGTCAAGAAACGTTGATTAATGAAGGATAAAACTAAAATAGGAAAGTCTAAGATCCAGGGTAAAGGATTGTTAGCTGCTATGGATCTTCGAGGAGGTCGGAATATTGGTGTCTCTCATACTGACAATTGGCCAAACAAAGCTATTGGCGAAAACTACAATCATTCCAAAACTCCAAACGCGAGAAGTGTTGACCTGGGGAATAAGAAATACCTTATCCCAAATTCTGATATAAAGAAAGGTGAGGAGATCACTGTTGACTATCGAACAATGCCTGGAATGGAACAGCCTGGAGAGTGGGTTCTGGATCCTAAAGGACAATGGAATCATCCGGGGAAAAAGACTGCGGTACCAACTCCAACTGGAAAGATTACGATGAAAGACGTGAATCAGAAGGTCCACGGAGTAGATGAGCATGGAAATGAACAAATCATGGAGCCTGGTAAAGAATATCAGTTCCCAGGAAAAATGGTTTATGAAACTCCAATGCAGGATGGAGGTGCTCCATTTAATCAACAGGCATATGATGATAGTTTAGCTATATATAACACTGGAGTTGAGACTGAAAATCTTCTAAACATGCTGGCAGATAAAGGAACTTCTGACGTAGACAGCTATGAGACCTTCATGAATTCTATCGAAGCCCATAAATATTCTGATGATGCATTTAGAAGACTTGAAGAATTAAACAAAAAACCAGTAGAACCTGTTTCATCAACAGGCAGAACATTATATACTCCTTCCTTTGGAGCAAGATCTGGAGATACTTTTATTCCAGGAATGATGAAAGGATATGCAAATAAATTCAAGAAGCCGGTGATGGGGCCTCCAGTAGATCCTCCTAAGCCAAAAGGAACGACAGATCCTAAAATTTCAGTGGACGTTCGATTCAGAAATATGAATATGGATCCTTCTTACGCGAATAGAAGTAGAATTGCAGCAGAAGCTGGAATCGAAAACTATCGTGGTACATCAGAGCAGAATAAAATGCTTAATGAATATGTTGTAGGAAATTACGATGAAACAGGATCTAAAGTTGAACCAGTCACTGAAGAGAGGGTTGATGTAGGAATGGACGGAGTTCGTGTTCAGCCTGAACCGGTAGTTGAGGATGTTAAAGCTGAAACTGATCAAGATGATATTCCAGTTACTCTTGACATGAAAAAACCTGAGCCTGCACCGGGAACGGTAAAAATTCCACAGTCTTTTAAAACTTGGAAAAGAATTCCTGAAACAGGTACATGGTACCAGGAAGAGCGTCCTGTTAAACCAGAAGAACTTAAATCTAAAAGAATTGGATTTGCTTTCCAGGATGGAGGTGAAACTACAACTGATGATAATGTTATTCGTAGTAGATTTTCTCCTAAGTATTCTGAGTATAGTACAATCAGAAATGAGAACTATAACGCAAAGAACAAGCTTAAAGAATATGATGCTAGTTGGGAACACGCTAGATCACTCCCTACGCAAGATGATACTGTTTCTTATATAAAAAGTTCGGCTCACCAGGACATATTTAAAGACATTAAAGGATCTGATTTTTATTATCCTCAGTCAACAGATGAAACGACAATATATAAATCATCAACAGGTAGCAGTAGAAGTCAAACGTATAATAGTAAAAAATTTAAGGGAAAGGATAATCCTTATGAATATGAAACAATTCCTACTCCTTGGTCTGAAGCTGAAGATGCTCAACAGCAAGGTGACGCTTTTAGAAATTGGGTTAATATGAAATATCCAGAAAAAGCAAAAGAATGGGATTTAACTCCTACTGGATCTCCTGACAATGACTGGGCTAGAAGTGCTTATTATGAGCTTGGAGAGGAATACGAAATGGAAAATGTAGAACCATTGCCAATGCGACCTTTGGAAACAATCAGTCAAGAACCTAATGAACTACAACAAATAAATGTTCCCCCTATCCCTAAAGAAGATCCTCAAATTAAAGTAGTAATGCCTGGATCAAGAACTGAGGTAAAGCGACTTCCAAACGGTACTTATTATACTGTACAAAGACCTGCACCTGGTCCAATAAGAAATATTTCAACTGGAGCTTATCAGCGTGGAGGATCTACCGTTTCAATTGGTCCTGAATATAATTCTGTTTATGGAATGATGGGTAAACTATCATATGATAAAGAGTTTCAAGGACAACGTGATAGATCTACAATGCATAAATTATCTGGAGATCTATATGGAGGTGATTTTGGCGTTGGGCTTGCAGGATCTCACAAGTTCGGATCTCAAGTAAGACATAAACCTCTTTTTAATTTTGCTGAAACATCTTTAGGGTATGATCCGGTAAGAGGTGGGTATGCTGATTTTAGAGGAGGTTCTGATATTCAAATCTTAAAAGACAGATATAAAGGAGATCTTAATGTTACTCCTTATGGAGGTGCATTCGCTCAATCTAAAGCTTCAGCTCAATCTCATAATCCAAATGATCTTGGATCTAACATTGGATTAAGATATGGAGTAGATGTTGATTACAAAAAGAAATTAGGCGGTGGAGAGTTTAATCTTTTTGGAGGATTATCTGGAAGCCCTTCTCTTGGTAAGTTATTAGGCAACGAACAAGCTGAGTCTGGAAAGGTTCATTTTGCTCCTCAGCTAAATGTAGGTGCAAGATATAGTCTTCCAGTTGATAGAAGAACAATGAAACTTGCCAAGCTAAAGAGACAGAAAGAAAATGAAGAGGAAATGTTCGGCAATACAAGTGCCTCAAGACAAAGTAAAGCTAAATTTTAAAAGATATGCCAACTAATATTAATGAGTTCTTCAAAGGGGATAATCGAGATATCGATCTTCTCAAGTTGCCAAACGATACAGCTCGTCGCATTCAAAACATGCGTGTTCTGGACGTTGATGGCAAGGGGCTCGTTATGACAAATATTGGCGGAACTGAATACAAGTTTAGATTGACTAACGGATTTATTCCTGTTGGTAATTGTGAGGCTGGAGGTGTTGGTTATATCGCTTCAGTTAACCCACTAACAGGTGTTGGAGAGATTGGGTGTTACCCAGCTCCTAGAGCACTTGTTGAAGAGGATTGTAATCTATCAGGATGGGATCCAAACAACAAGCAATACGCTCCTTTATTTAATTTTACAGGTGTCAATCCTGCACGAGATGACAACTCTGTTTCTCAACCATTTAGAACTGAACTTTTTGATTTCAATTGTGAAACTCAGATTGACATGTTCTCTCGAGAAGAATAT